AAAATGGACAAAAAACTTAAGATAATTGAGTTGCAACTTAAAAAAGCTAAACTTGATCAAGATGCAAACACCGCAGATGAAGGTATAAGTTTACAAGGCGACGGTGTTATTATCACTGATCGTAATAGCTTGTTGGAAAAACTTAAGAATTTGAAATAAATACAGTATCGGGATTATACTATGAAATCGTTTACAGAATACTTAACAGAAAGCAAAAAAGTCTATGAGTTTAAAATCAAACTCGCAGGCGATTTTGAAAAAGGTGCAGATGCTATTAAAAAAGCGTTGACACAATATAAAATTGAATCATGTTCGGCGGGCAAAAGAGCTCCAATTGCTGAAACACAACCAGATTTTCCATCATACAAAAATATTAACGTAACTGTGTTTGAAGTTAAGTTATGCTATCCAGCTACTAGTCCACGTGTACGTGCAGCTGTTGCAGAAGCGTTGGCATGTAGCGAAGATTGTGTGAAAGTACGCAATTTACATGAACAAGCAGAAGATGAAATTAATCATGCGAATGATGTAAAATCAGACGGTGTGTTATTGACCAAAGATTACGAAGCAACTAACAATCAAAAGATTGTTGGAGATAAACATGTGTTTAGTTTGTTAAAAGAATTAGGTAAAATGAAAAAATCTGGTGAACAAGTTAAAGGCACTAACGATGCTATTTTAGCCAAGTCAGTTCCATCAGAAAAGACTGCTGGAGCAAAAAAATGAATTTTCAAGACTTATTAGCAAAAATTAAAACTATCGACGAAAGCGATAATGCATCAACTGATTCAATGTTAGTCGGCGAAAAAAATATCGGCGGCGATCCTACTGATGACTTTATTAGTGATGTTTCGGTAAAAGATGTTCAAACAGCCGAGTGTGGTGGAATGATGCAACAATCACCTATGAAACAACAAGATAACGTAACTGTGAATGTCAGCATGAATGGTAGTGGCGCGGGCGGCATCCGTGATTTAATGGCTATTTTAAAGAACATTGAACAAGGCGGCGATTCATCGGACGTAGTGTTTGGAACAGACGAAGAATTTGCTAATTCTCCTGATGAACAAATTGCACCAATCAGTGCTGTTACACCTACAGGTAATGACATCCACAGCAAAGGAGGAGAAGCTCCTAAAGTTAATGGCGGCGGTAATCCAATGCAAGAAGCACTTGTACAAAAATTATCAGCACACTACGACAGCATTAAAGAACAAAGCCCACGTACTGCACTTGCTGGTAAAGTTGATCCAGTAAGAAACCCAGAAGTCCAACAAAAAACACAAACTGTAGCACCTCAAGCAAACCGTCCAGGACTTGCACCAAACGGTGATCCTAAGTTATGGGATATACAGTACGAGTTACAGAAAAAAGGATTCAAAATTAAAGCTGACGGCCTGAATGGCCCAGCTACTGAAAAAGCTGCAATGATGGCTGGCATGGTACGTGATACTACACAAGACATTGCGAACCCAACGGCTGTAAAGGGTGGATATAATGTAGGTCATACTATCGGTTCCGGCATTGGATGGATTGAAACTGCATGGCGCAATTTAAAGCAAGGCTTTACAGCAGGTCAAGCAGGCCTTGAAGAAGCAGGTACAGAAAAAACAATGAGTCGTGCAGCCAAAGGCCATGAGAAATACGGTAAAGAAGGCATGAAGGCATTGGCCAAAGCAGGCCGCGAAGGTGCTAGTGAAAAAAAATTAGATGCTATTCGCGACAAGCATGACAAGTACGATGAAGCTATTAACGAGTCAGTTCGCATTGTTAAATTAAGCAAGATGTTAAACGGATAAATTTCGTCGCAGTTAGCACTCTGTTCAACAGTGCCAAATAGCTCCTTCGGGAGCTATTTTTTTGTGTAAATAACAGTATGGCAAAATCACTAGATGGCGTTTTAACCAAAAAAGCCCACACTAAAGAAAAGTTCACAGAACAACAAGTACACGACTTGATGATGTGTGCCGACCCGGTTAATGGGTACATGTATTTTGTAAAAAACTTCTTTCATATACAACATCCTACACGGGGTAAAGTTAAGTTTGAGCCTTTTGAATACCAAGAAAGATTATTAGCCAGTTATCACGATTATCGATTTAACATCAACATGATGCCACGTCAAAGTGGTAAGACAACATGTGCCGCCGGTTACTTGTTATGGTTTTCAATGTTTCACCCGGATCAAACCATTCTAGTAGCTGCACACAAGTATACTGGCGCACAAGAAATTATGCAACGTATTCGTTATGGATACGAACTATGTCCTGATTATATTAGAGCAGGTGTAACGAACTATAACAAAGGTTCAATGGAGTTTGAAAATGGATCAAGAATTGTATCAGCTACTACTACCGGCAACACTGGTCGCGGTATGTCAATATCCCTATTATACTGTGACGAGTTTGCGTTCGTTCAGCCTAATATTGCAAGCGAGTTTTGGACATCAATCTCGCCAACACTAGCAACTGGTGGTAAAGCGATTATTACATCGACACCTAACAGTGATGAAGATACTTTTGCTACTATATGGAAAGAAAGCAAGGATAATATTGACGATTATGGTGATGAGAGGGAAGACGGGCTAGGTCGTAATGGCTTCCACGGATTTCGAGCAGAGTGGCACGAACATCCTGATCGTGATGACGAATGGCGTAAGGTAGAACTGGGACGTATTGGCGAAGAACGTTTCCGTCGTGAGTATGGTTGCGAATTCTTAATTTATGATGAAACATTAATTAATGCCCTTAAGTTAACTGAAATGTTAGGTAAAGAACCTTTATTTAAGATGGGTCAAATTCGATGGTATAAAAAGCCAACACCGGGAAATATCTATATGGTAGGATTGGATCCTAGCTTAGGAACTGGTGGAGACTTTGCAGGCATTCAAGTGTTTGAATTACCCAGCATGACACAATGCGCTGAGTGGCAACATAATTTAACTATTATACAAGATCAAGTTAAACTGTTTAGAGATATCATTAGATACATACAAGATGAAACAGGACAAGATTACAATAGCAATATCTATTGGAGTGTAGAGAATAACACTCTCGGTGAAGCTGCGTTAGTAGTTATTTCTAACCTAGGGGAAGAAACTTTTCCCGGACTGTTCTTAGGCGAGCCTGTGCGCAAAGGCCATGTGCGCAAATTCCGTAAGGGATTTAATACCACACACGGCAATAAAATATCAGCATGTAGCCGTTTAAAATATTTTATTGAAGAAAATAAAATGACAGTTTACAGCAAAGCATTAATTAGTGAACTTAAAACATTTATTGCGTCAGGCCCTACATTTAAAGCAAAAGACGGGCAACACGACGATCTTGTATCAGCATTACTATTAATTGTACGCATGACTGTGATATTAGCAGAGTGGGATCCCGGAGTATTTGAAAAACTCAATATTGAAAGTAGTTTAGACGATGATTGGGCAGCTCCCTTACCAATCTTTATTAGCAGCAACTAGTGATAAATATAACATGGATGCAAATTTAAATAAAATCGCCAAAGATCTGTATGGCAAAATACAGACACGTTTTCGTGACATTAAAATCGGTGACGAAAACGCTGAAGTTTTGAGCAAAAAAGAAGATATTCCAAATGCTCGATTCTTTGAATTTGAGTACGAAGAAAATGGAGAACCGTTGGGCACCATTGCTATAACATTGGATTCAGAAGATGGTATAGTGATACAAGTTAGCGGGGATCTAGTGAACGACGATAACTCTACGTCAGGTCATAGTGCTTATAAATTTATTCGTGGTTTTAGACAATTTGCTAAAGATAGATTATTAAATTTTGATGTACAAAATATTGGTAAGAGCAATTTAGATAAACGCGATTATGAGTTTCAAGCGAAACGCAAGGAAGAACCAGTCATGCAACAACCAGCAATCATGGAAAACAAACTATACGGCAACAATAGAATGAGCTACCAAGATCTAGGAGAGGCACGGTTAGTTATTAAACACAGCCAGCCAATTAACTTAGATTTGCCAGCAGGCCGCACAATGCACATTGAAGGCATTTATATTGAAAACAGTGTTGGAGAGAGATTTA